CGTGGTTGGCGCGGTGCTGTAGAGGACGCTGTGGCCTGTGCTGAAATCAAGCCGATGCTCGATGCCTTCAACTGACAGTTCTTGAGCCAACTGGGTTGTGCCAGTACCGCTAGGGAACGTCTTTTCTACGGTAATGGTGTCGCCAATGTCCACGGTTGCCAGCGTGTCCTTTTGGGCTGTGGTCAGCATCAGAAACTTGGTTGCCACAGACGTGTAACGCGGTTCGGGCTCTGGGTTCAACAGATAGTCGGCAGCGTCATCAATGCTTGTTTGCTCATGTAGCAGGCTGTTTGTGATGCTTGTGGTTTGAATGAAATATGTGGCAATAGATCCTGCATCGGTTGCGGTAGCGGTTTTGCCGTCTAACCCTGTTACAACCGCGCGGTTTACTACGGCGTCAGCCTCAAACGAAATACCTACCCCGTCGTACTTGAAGTTTGTGCCGTCATCATGGAAATCGGCTACAGGCGCGCTCAACGTGTTGCCAATGCGCTCTTGGAATGTCAGTACTCCAGACCGTGACATAAACAAACGGCCAAACTCAGCTGTGTCATTGATCTGCGTTAGGTATTGCAACACGTTTGTTCCTGCCGGCACGGTGTAGTTGCTGTCGTGGCCTAGGTTGACGGTGCCTGTGGCGATGCTTCGAGCGCCTGCTGGAAAATCAACCTCGGGCAAATCTAGGACGGTTTCTATGCGTTCGCCTGATGTTTCGGCGGTGACGTTTAATTCGTCTAGGAATGTTTGTGCAAGTAGGTAGAACTGGTCAGCGCAATACACGGTCACGGTGTCAAGACCGCCGAGCGCGAAGTTGTAGTCATAGTTAACGACATAACCGCTAAACAATGATTCGGGCACATCGATTGAGCTGTAACGGATTAGTCGCACTTCGCGCAATGGTGCAAGCCCTGGCTTAGATTGCGGTGTGTCGTAGTACGGGCTGTTTTGATCAAACGGGTTGAAGATGCCGTCCACGTCTTGAATAGTAAATGTCATTGTGCCCGCGCTGAACTGATCGCCCACGTCACGGCGACCGCGCCGCACGTTGATGCTGACAGTCGAGTCCATAACATCAGCAAACTCGGTCGTGCCGTCAAGCACATATTCGGTGTTATCTAAAACGCCTTTTAGCGAGTCATCAAGAGTAAATGCGTCAACCAAAAACCCTGTTGCAATTTGCAGGTCATAGTTGCCTGAATCAACAACGGCTACGCCTGGCATCACGCCACCTGTAACTGCAATGGCCCAGCGCTACGCGAATAGGCGCGCAAAGCGTTAACGACCGACTCACCGATCTCTGCGCTAGTGGCAAGCCCGCCTGTGACGTTAATTGTTATTCCGCCACCAGTTTGCATGCGGTCTAATGGCACGACGGCTTCTGGGCCTGCTTCGCCGATCAGGGCAAGAGTAGGAGAGCTGACGATGCCGCCTTCAGCCATTCGAGGAATGCTGGAACGGCCAGGTGCTGGTGAAGTTGAACCGCCAAGTTGTGGGATTGACAGTTTTGGCGCCTCTGGGATGTTGGGCAAAATTGGAATTGAGTTGTAAGCCTTAATGATGAGGTTTACGGCGGTGACTGCTGCGTTAACCATTCCTTCAAAAAATCCTGTGATGCTGTTAACAATTAGTTTGACACCGTCACGGAACCACTCAAACTTGTTGTATGCAATTACTAAACCAGCAACCAACAAACCAATGCCAATAGCGATAAGGCTAAATGGGTTAAGTGCCATAGCGATGTTTGTAGCAACTACCGCTGCAGCCACAAGTGCAATGGCGCCAGCGATAGCCACAAACGCGTCTGGGTTGTCTTGTGCCCAGTCAGCAAACTTTTGCAAAATTGGCAACGCCGCCTCAACTACTGGCAACAATGCTGCACCAATTGACTCTTTTGTTTCGCCAATAGAGTTTTTTAGAATCTCCATTTTGCCGGCGGCGGTTTCTGCTTTTGCGCTAACAGCACCGCCAAAAGTGCCAGCCAACGTTTCCATAATTTCGTTTAGGGGTTTGCCTTCGTCCACCATTGTTTTTATTTCAGGTGACAAAGTTTTTAAGGCCTTAAAGTTTCCTTCGTAGGCTTTTGCCAATGCTTCTGCGACGGTAGTCGAATCCACGTTTAAGCCTGTTGAAATGTCCATGACAAGATTCATGTCTTCCATGGCTTTTTTGGTGTCTTTGGTACCAAGCGATAATGCCTCAAGCGCGGTTCTGTAATCCGTGTCAGCAATTCCTGACGCTCGAGACATTGCAGAAATCTGATTTTCAATCGCGGCAACTTGATCATCAGAGGCGCCAGTAACGTTTTTAAGAACAAGAGCAAGGTTGGCTTGTTCGGCCTGATCTTCCATCGCTGCTTTGGTTGCGTCACCAAGCGCTATGGCCAAACCGCCAATTGCGGCAGCTGCAGGAATCGCCGCTTTCTTAATAGCAAACTGTGCTTTTTCGCCGACGGTCTCAAGTTGCTGAAACTGTTTGACAGCCTTCTTTACCCCTGTGCCGTCAAACTCGCTGATAATCGGGATATTGATTGCCATTACGCGGTCTCTCTGTTCGCTTCTTCCATGACGCGCTTAACCAACTGCTCCATCTCGGACATGACATCGTTCTGGCGTTGCTCGTACGCCTTCCACATTACTCGCGAACGGCTCCCATAACGGGAAGTCAACGCGCGACCAAGTGGCCCTTCCATTGACGTGTCAAACATGGTGCCAGTAGCGCCCTGCCATTGAATGACAAACGTGCCGACATTTGACTTGTTTCCGCCATATTCTTTGATGTTTCGCGTGTTGATTTTGGCAGCAATTTTTTGCTTCATGCCTGGTATCCACGGCAACATCTTGAACCCCGATCGGGTGCTCCAATTGCGCGCCATACCAGATAGCGGGACATTCGAGGGCACAAGTTTGTTTGCGTCGTCAATGACAGGCTGGACAATCTTTTTGTAATCCTTGGTGATTTCACGGCGCAAAGATTTGTCAATCTTGTTGATGGTCTTTAAAGCTTCTTTAAGCCCGACGACCTCAATCTTTGTTGATACTCCTGCCACGTCATCTCCGTTTTTTGTTTGCCTCGTTAAGCACTTTAATAACCGTTGCCAAATCTTTTGAGTCAAACACAATGTCGCTGGGCCACCAACCGACCGCGACCAATACTTCTGCTAGTTGGCGGCGGTAGGTGCCGCGTCCGTAGGGTTTGGGTCTGTCTCGTCCAATACCGGCAGAATGTCGATGTCAGGGTTTTTGCTTAGCCATTCGCGCCAGTTGTCGCCAACTTGCTCGCCTTTGATCTTGAGAATTGTGTGCATCCAGCAGGCGTAATCTGAGTACAACGGGTTTGCGGAGAGCTGTTGAATGTTGCGACGCTCGAGGCGTTCCCATTCAGTAACCACAAACATGTTCGTGTAGTAATACTCAGGCGCGCTGTCAGGCGTGCGCTTTAACTGCAACTTGATCTTCATGTATCTCCTATGTCGGCTTGGAGCCGTTGATTACGGTGCGGTCGTATCGACTGTGTACGTTCCACCTTGGAACTCAAGATCCCATTGGCTTAGTTCGCCAAGTGATGCGTTGATCACAGGGATTGCTGCAAGGTAGGTGTCAGTCAAAATAAAGCCAGGGTTAGTTGCTCCGTCTGCAGCTGCAGTTGGGTTTACTTTTACAACACACTTGGTACCGAGCAATGGTGACAATGTTGCGTAAGTCTGTGATGTTGCAAATGATGCGAACACGGTCAGCGTCAAACTATTTGAAAAGAGGCCCGCCGTCATGGTGCGGGAAGTTTGGCCGAACGCCGTATCTTCAAGAGCTTCCGCGGTAACCGTGAGGGTTGCTGCAACTGTGTCGTCGCTGATGTCGCTAAGCGAACCAATTGCGGCTCCGACTTGGACTTTTGGATTCGAGAGGTAAGTTGATGCTGGCATGTTTGCTCCTTAAGTTCTGATCTGATAGTAGATGATTTGTATTCGGTAGTTGTGGATTATGCGGTCTGAGCTTCTATTGCGCAATCAAGGTCGTAGCACGGGTACAACGCGCCACCGATTTCAAGGCTTGACGGACGGCCAGCCATAACAATAATTGGCGAGGCAAGCACGGTTGCCACAATGCTTAAAATTGATCGGAGCACCGGCAGACCTGCAGGCCCAGAGCCAATGACCTTGATCGGAAACTCGAGGCGCACAATGTTGCCGTTGCCAGCAAACGTGGTGAAGTTTGGCGCGTCAAGGTACACGCAATTAGGTGCAAGTTTGGTTGGGTCGTTTACAACGCGCAGACCAGAGACCGCGGTCAGCGTTGCGGTGACGTCATCAATCGCTTCGTTAAACAGGTCGGTGTACGACATCAGGCGACCGCTGGACGAGGAATGCCAAGCAGCTGCTTGACGATCGGGGTCAGGCTTTGCTGTGGTGCCGAGCCCATGCCGTCAAACGTGGCGTAGGTTGCCTCTATTGAGCCCCTAGAGCGCCACAGAGCGGCGCAATACATCAAAGTGCCCAATGTTGCGTCACCGCCAGGAGAGGTCGTTAGGGAGTCGATATAGCCCGATTCCTGACGCCTGCGATAGCAGAACTGGTTGCCAGCCGACACCGATTGCGTAAGCAACGTGTAATCGTCTGACGGGTTTGTAATAGTAATGCCAAGGTATGACATGACTTGTGCGGCAGTCACCCAGGTGCACACAGGGTCATACGAAACGGTGCCAGACGCGGCGGTGCGATCAACATCGTTAGCGGTCTTGGCGTAAAGCACTTGATCAGCGATCGGCACCTCAAAGTCATACAGCAAGTCGCCTTCTGTATCAATGCCAATGTACAAATACTGTGGCAATGCGCGCACCGTGTAGGTGCCGTTAAATGTTGCGTCAACGCCTGCGACCGTGATTGACTGGCCGACTGCAATCTCGCTGGGGGTCAGAAGTTGCAGTACGGCGTAGTTGTCAATTAGGTACTTGTTAGTGACCGAATAGGTGGCCATTACTAGGGCCTACCTTTCGAATTAAGGGCTGACGACGATGGACTTGACGAGATCGCTGTCTGCAATGAACGTTGCAACGTATCCGTAGTAGGAGAACACGCGTCCGAGTGTGGATGGTGCTTCTACTGACATCAAGCCACGTACCTGCTCGTAGAACTCAATTGCTGATGCTTTTGCAACGACCATTGTGTTGGTTGCAAAGTTGCGATCGGCAACAAGGTTCAGACCGAATGGGTTGAACGTGTTGAGCTGTGTGATGTTTGCGGTTCCTGCAGCGTTTACGCCCATGAGACCGGCAGCGCCAGCGTATGGGAATACGGAACGCTTATCTCCGTCCAATTGCTGGCCGAGCAACTTCCATACGTTCGGGCTGACAAAAATGTGGTCAGGCAAGAAGTTGCTTGCGGTCAGAATGTCGGTTGCTGCATCGTAGAGCGCTGCGAACAACGTTGATGGGTCGGTGCTGTTGTAAGTCCAAGTTGAACCTGATGCTGATGCACCTGCGGTAATCGCATCGGCTGCAACGTCATCGCTCTTCAACAAGTATTGTCCTGCGAGATCGCGCAAAATGATTTCCATTGCTGCGGGGCTCGTAAAATCAACATCCTGTACCGAGAGGGTTACCTGGCCACTTAGGGTTGTCTTGCTGACCACGTTCGAGGCAATCACGGGGGTGGTTGCCGATACTGCAGCAAGTTCGTTTGCTTGTGCAGCTACCGAAGTGTGTGTCGTCCACGTTGGGCGGATAAAGGTTTTTTGATTGCCGCCGTCTGGCATTGCGCGAGCGCCGACTGCTGCGACTACTGGACGGATGTAGTTCAAGTCCTCAAATACTGGCCCAAGAACTGGTACTGGCAAAAGACCAGGTGTATCGGTTGTAAGCACGTCGCCTGCAGCTGCTTGCAATGCGCTTTGCTTTGACAATGCGTAATCGCGTGCGGCTGCTGCAACGTTGCGGAAAGTTTCTCCGCCGATGTGCATTGCTGCAAGATATTCACCTGCGGTTGGCAGATCAAACTTGCGCTTTGCTTGTGCAAATACTGGTGCAGTAGGGATGGTTGCCTCGACTGCGGTTTCGTTTACTTCGGACATTTCTTGTTTCTCCTCTACTGGGGTTACTTCTTCATTTAACACTACTTCTTCGGGCTCTTGGTGGATACTCGCTGCGACTTTGGTGATGTTTGCGGCATCGCCAAAAGCGCCGATCGGAACTAGGGACAATTCCATCCAGTCGGCTGACTCAATGATCATTGTTCCTTCTTCGTCGTACGAGAACTTGGTTGGATTTACGCCAACGGATACTTGGTCAATGGTGCCGTCAATGGCCATAACCAAAGCGTCGTTGCCAAGGCTGGTTGCGCTGATCTTGGCGCTGAACATCATGCCTTCTTCGGTTTCTGCGCGCTCGGTAACTACGCCTACTGGCATGCTTGCGTCGTGGTACATAAACAGGCGTGGGGCTTTGCCTTCGACTGGCAATGAGCCTGGGCGAAAGATCACAGCTGTGCCGTCGCTGACTACTGCCGGCACGTTGTATGGAACGGCTACTCCGCTGATGGTGCGGCGTGGTGCGTCGCCTTTGGCAGCGTCAAGCGTGAACTCTCCTGCAATTAGTTTGATCATCTTCCTAACTCCTCTTGTGTGTTTTCTCTAACAATTACTTCGTCGTCTGCGCGGTCGGCCATAAAGTTTTCTTCTAGGTATTCATCGGCATCAAACTCAACATAGGTTCCGCGCGGTAGCACGTTGTCCATTGACAGCGCGCTTGCAATTGCATCGGCATACAACTTCACGCCAAATAAGTAAAGATCAGCGCGTGCTTGCTGGCTTGACTGATACGAGTATGCGCCTGTAGCAACGCCCACCAAATACGGTGGCACGTTTGCTAGACGCGACATTTCAAGCGCCTGATATTGCGATGCTTCGATTAAAAGCATCTTGTCAGGTGTGCTGTTTGTTTCCGTGTATGTCAAATACTCGTTAAGCGCTGCAGTCTGATTAGTTGCTCGAGCGGCGTTAAACGCGCTGGCCAAATCAGCAAGTTCTTGCGCGCTAAGTGGCTCGCCACCTGTCTGCTTTAGTACACCTGCAGGAATGCTTGACGATGCGTTGCGGTTGCGTGCTGCTTCAAGTTTTAGCGCGGTCTCAATTGCGCCAGGTGCGGAGTAAATCATTCCTTGCGCTGGCGATAGGAATTGCACAAGGTTTGTTGGGTCTAGCATTCCGCCATTGAAGTAAACCTCTTTAGACGGTGCAAACCAGACTGGCCCAACCATATCGGTGGTGGTGATTGAGCCGGCAGGCAGTCGAGTGAACGTGGCAGGGTATCCGTCAGCGGTGCGTGATGTGATGTACCAAAACGCGCGTCCAAACATCATGAGGTCATCAAGTGTCCAACTGAAGAGAAATTGTGCGGACACGGTTGGGTCTGGTCGACGCATCCATGAACGTGGCGCAATGTAAATGCGTTCCATTTCTTCGCCGTTCCAAAACTCGTTGTATGAGCGCAACGGCATTGAGCCAATGACCGACGCCATCAAATCTCGAGCGCGGTTAATTGTTGGAACGCTGATCGCACGGTTGCGTGCTTCGCCTTCTTGGTAGCTGTAATACTGGCCGATCATGCTTACGCCTTGCGCGTTACTTGTGTAACCGCCAGCGACCGCAGCTGCCACGCTAGGCGCTGGGCTTATCGCTGCTTTTCGGGTTTTGTTGAAGATCGCCATGTTCCTACTTTGTC